TTAAACTCTTCTTGCTTTAAGAACTTAATATTTGTTTGATCGTTCATTCTTGGTATCCGATCATCATATGTGTCATTGTCCATAGTTCCTCCTAATTGATTATTTCATTTGGCATATTATCTGTTATTCGAGTTTGTATGTTTTTGATTTCATTAAGGTAATCTATAAATCCCGGTTTTCCATCTCCTGATCCTGTCTCATACATTTCTTTGACTTCTTCATATAGATGGTTTAGTGAATGTCCTATTACTTCTAATTCTCTTTCTGTAAATATCATTGAGTCTCCTTTAAAGGTTATAATTTAGGTGCATGTTTCAACCCAAACACCCCAACAATTCATAAAAGGTTAAAAAAAAGGTTCACTTGGTGAAGGTTTCTTTGATATTTCTTTGACTTTTCTTTGATTTTTAGTTCGTGTAAGGCTTATTCGAACAGAATCGTATCCGTCTAAGGCTTAAACGGATGTTATTTTATAGTTTTTATTAGCTTTGGTCTGGCTTTTGCTTGTAAGGTGTTTGGTACTTCCCTGATAGGTGTTCGGTACTCTGCCTACTTCTTAAAAAAAAGGTAATCCTGTGCAAGAGTTTTAGCTCCTACACAGGACTACTTAACCTCAGGTATTGGATTTTACACAGTAAGCAATGTATTGCTCTGTTATTGCTAACATCTCAGGCTCTTTCTTAGCCTTGGATTTGTGTATTTTATTCCATAATTTGAAAGAAAGTTTCATTACTTGCCTTTCTTAGTACCTACTTTTGCAATCATGCTCAACGCATCCATTGCTGTAAATACTGTTAAGGATATAGGAAGTAATGATAACTTTATTGAATGGAGTTTTAAACCACTCCAAAGCCTCTTTATAAATATTGCAATAAAGAAACCTAAGAATAGGTAAACAAATCTCCAAGGTGAGATACGTCCCTTCTTCATTGATTTACGAAAATCGTTGAAGAATTTCTTTATTCTCATCCACCAAGAGCTTTTAGTAACTCTCTTCTGGAGTTTTTCTCTTTGCTTGTTAGCCCATTCTGCGGCTACTTCTTCAGCACTTGCTATTGTCTGTTCCATCTTTATTCTCCGCTTTATAACGATTAGAGTAACGGCCTATCGCAAAGAATACTACTGCAATTACGATAAGCCAGAAATTGATTAATATTAATACTACGAGTATCAATATGAAAATGAGAACATTTTCAGAAACTGAGTTCTTCTTCAGCTTCAGGCTCATTATTTTCAGCATAGTCCAGCATTTCATCATAAAGTTCTGGAAAAACTGGTGCTTTATATAGGCAAAGTCCATGATTACCTCTTTCGTATATAAGTTCCATAATGTTCCTTTATTCTAAGGTTTAAAGGGGGCTGAATGCCCCCCTTATGGTTATGCTTCTACTTCAAATGGAATGTCATCTGAAGTAGCTTGAGCTTGATCCAACGCATCGCTGTATCTCTTCTCAATCTGTTCTCTAAACCAATTCATGTCATCGTGGTTGAGAGCTTCATCCCCTTCTGACATGTACTTTGATGTAGACATAAAACTCTTTAGAGTTGGACTCCAGATACATTGAAACCTGTAATACTTACCATTCACACAGGCTTTAACTATCTTCATCCGACTGCCACCGTCTACTAACACTTCAAATTCGGGCAGTTTCTTTGCTTCTTCAGCACGTTTCTGAGTTGATGCTTGGAGAGCTTCTTTCTCCGCACGTTCTGAGTCACGGTCTGCTGTAATAACTGCAATTTCTTCACGCAGTTCTTCTTTTGTTTTACTAGCCATCTTGTTCCTTTATATGATGGGTTATGCCTCTAACTGAATGTCAGAGACGATGGTATCCTACTACTGCCGAGGGCTTCTCCTCTCTTCAACTCCTAGGAGCAGTAGCAGGATGTTAAGGTAATGAGATGTTTTTCCCAAACACCCCATATTCCTTAATAAAGGTTAAGAATATTTCTTCATAAAATCCTTCATCTTAATACCTTTAGATTTTAGTATTTTTCTAATGGCATATTTAAGTCCTTCAACTTTGCCGAGATTCCACTTTATCTCTTCCATATTGACATATTGACGACCAGCCATATTGCCAAAGTTGACTTCTTTATCACACCATCTTAAAATCTTCTTTGCTTCTTTTACTAGAGTGTCTTCAAGTTCCATTTTTTCCTTTCTTTTGTAATGGAGTATTAGGAATTTTTTCTCCGGTTAATTTGAAGAGAATCCAGTTGAATCCAGAAATCTCTCCTCTACGAAATGTAGATTGAATTGTTGTATCTTGTCCTTCTTTCAAATAAGGACTTTCTCGTAGTTCACCAATACAGCTACGACATTCTGCAATTACTTCATCTATATTGGTTAAATTAGGACTTAAATCCTCATTATGAGGCCAATCAGTCATTCTAACCTCCTTGTCCGTAATCTGCTTCTTCTCTATCATATTCGTCTGTTCTTTCTGCTCTACCGAAATGATAGCCTAGTTGCCATTGATGTTCTATTTCTTCTCTTACTCTTTGCAAGAGTGCATCAATCTTTTTCTTGTCTGTATCATGCATATTTCCTCCTATATCATTGGTTCAATTATTAAGTATGCAACACCTAAGAATGTTACTACCATGTAAAGATCACGAGCGTAAGTAAGAATACTAGACTCGTGTGTTTTCCTGTATGTTTCCATTAACTTATCAAATTGTTCCTGTTTCATATTTCCTCCGTTGTTGATAATACTCTATTGAACTCAGCCATGTCTTCTTTGTGTTCCTTATGTAAAGGTCGTAAACCTTTCATTAATTTATTCCATTCATTACCAGTAATTTCTCCATTATATATTTTGTAAAACAAGACTTCGATTAATGTGTCTGTACTAAAGTCTTTTATTCTTATTGTAGGCATTTCTGGCATTCTTACTGAAACACTTCCACCTCTATTACAATATAAATCATCAAACTGCCAACGATCTTTTCTGCGAGGGAACAGCTTCTTTAATCGTGCTTGCTTTGCATCTTGTTCTGCTTGCCATTTCTTCTTATTAAACTTTTCCATAATTCCTCCATTGGTTAATAGTATTTAATGTTGTTTGCTTTGCAATATGCAATATGCTTGGCATCCGCAATGTCTGCTTCACAGATGCGGTCAAGCTCTTCCTCCAGATGTTTACGAAACTCCGGGTCTTCTAAACACTTCTTAAATTCCTTACTCTCATGTTGCTTCTCTTCTTCGCTCTTGAATCTCATATCTACCTCTCTCGTTTATGGTTAAATGAAGAATGTTTTGCCCAAACACCCAATTATTCTAACTAAGGTTAAAGAAAAAACTTGACAATGACTTTTAACAATATCATTGTAATGAATACCCTTTACTATTAAATAACTCAAAGCTATTTAACCTCTATTAAGTAAATAGGTGTGCTTGGGAAGTAATATATAAATATATACTATGCTAAAGGTTAGTTGTTTAGGGTAACAGATAAGACGTCCATTACCCTGTGAAGGACTCAACTGAATTGTTTTCTGAGCCATATGTGATTATCATACTCTCGAGAATCTTCTACGAACAACTCATAGAGTACATCACGGAAGTTCAGAGTGTTATTCTCCTTACTGTAGAAGTAATCAGCCATCTCTTCAATCAATTCACTATGCTTAGTCAACCACGCCCTGAAGATGTCAGACAGCTTCTCAGCGTTCGGTTGGTTAATTGAGAATACTACTCCTTCTCTTCGTACAGTAGTCAGCAGTTCAAGGTTCGTCATCGTCTCTCTCCATCTAAATTACAAACTTAGGAAGGAGAAGACCATCTTCCCCAAACACCCCAAATTCTTACCCAAGGTTAAGTATTTTTTTTAGATCAGTACACCCGGGGGGGTGGGGTCACAAAACTGCGTTTTGTCCCTGTATGATCGTCCCCTCTCTCTACGCAGGGTGAGGAATGGTGTTTACATTTGGAAACCTTATTTAGAAAATTCTGAAAAAAGGTTTGCACTTAGGAAATAGATTTTATAGATTTAGATATAATTAAAAATAAAACCGCTTGCCATAACTGGTTTTGATACAGGAAGAATTATTCAAGATAGCACAACAGAGATCGGACACACACAAGGGTCATGCATCACAGAGGGTATTATCTGAAGATTACAATGTAGTTGGAATAAGTGGAGAAGCGGCATTTGCAGAGGACTTTTCGTTAGAAGTAGATGAGTCAGTAAAACCATCAGGTGATAATGGTATAGATTTTCTATTGCCGTTATATTTCACAGTTGATGTAAAGACTGCAAAGAAAGCCTACAATCTTTTATTGGAGGAGGGCAAGGTACTATCAGACATATATGTACTTGCAGACTACAATGAAGGAGACACATTTTTAGTTGGATGGGAGTGGGGAAAGATATTGAAGCAAGCACCAACTAGAGATTTTGGATATGGTGTAATTAACCATTACATTCCTGCCGAAGAGTTACGACCAATGCGAGAGTTGTATATCAAGTCATTAAACTATTCACACTAGGAGATAATATGCCACAGGGAAAAGGAACATACGGAAGTCAGGTAGGTCGTCCGTCTAAGAAACGCACTTCATATGTTAATGACAATGGATGGATATCTAAATTAATGCCTGATCTCGATTTGTTCCCCGGTACTGAACAGGGATTAAAAAAGTCTATGCAACACGGAGACCCTATTGGGCGACAAGTTTCTAGGTCTATACTTACCAATAATAAGGGACTGTGGAAAACTATTGGTAAAAATTGGACAGATACCCCGAAAAGAATTGGTAAATTAATAAAACAAGTGAAAGAATCTGGATTACCTCAACCTATTTTCCATCCTATGAGTTTAAAAAAAATAAAGTATATGGGTGAGATGTATAAGAAATCACAAGAAGATAGTATAAAAAAATCTAGAAAGAGACTTGATCAAAGTGGTAAAGTTTAATGACTCTTAACACAGAGAAGTTCATAGATACCTTTGTTGAGACAGGCGATTACCTAGTTTCAATGAAGGATGCAGGATTCAAGGAAAAGAACGCTTATAAGGTAAAACTGAAAGGCAGGGAGCTTCTTGACCAGAACAGGGATGAGGTTGATAAGAAGTTTCATGCTCGTTTGAAAGAAGGTGGCACAAAGGCATTAGGTGTAATTGAGCGTTTAATGGATACCTCTGAGAGTGATACTGTACGCCTCAATGCGGCAAAAGAAATGCTTGACAGGGGAGGACACAAGGTATTCAATGAAATGGACACAGGACGTACCATAGAAGAGCTTAATGCACAGTTGGTTGCCTTAGTTGGAAGCG